CCGCGGCAGGCGTCGAGGCAACGCTGGCCCGCCGCGGCACGTCGAACCGATACTTCTGCCACGACACGAGGCTGCTCCGCACGGCCTCGACCTCGAACGTCCAAGCCGCAGCGGTCGGCTCGCCGTCAGAGGAGATCATGGCGGTCGTGTAGGTCCAGTTGTCCGCGGTGACGCCCGTGGTTGTGCGCAGCAATGTCACGCCGTCGTAGATCCTGATGGTGTAGGTCGTGCCCGCCTCGGGGCCGATCGAGGCTGCCCCGTGTTCCACCAGTCGGTCGTCCTGGATGACCCTATCGCGGTGCGTCCACGTCAGCGCCACCTCACCGGGGTAGGCGGCATCGAGCGTGCCGAAGGGGTCCGTGTTGACCTTCAGGTTGCCCGGCGGATAGGGACGGCCCTGGCGCCCGCCAATCGTGATCGTGTCGGCCGTCACGTCACCCAACTCAAGCCGGTCGCTCGGGGTGGCGGTGAGGATCTTCACATCCACGGCTTCGGCCGTTGCGTAGTCCCGACCATCCGAACCGAACAGCGCCTCGTAGAACCAGGCCCGCGTACCCGAGACATGGGCGGTGGGGATGGAATCAGAGCAGCCTCGGGCGACCGTGACCTGCTTCAATGTGTCGTCGATCGCATCCACGCGCATGAACTCGTCACCGACCAACATCGGCTCGCCAACCGCGAGGTCGGAGAGGTCGGCTGCCGCGCCGAAGGCAACCACCGTGTCGTAGAACCCGAGGGCGCCGGAAATGGTTTCCGTGGGCGTCCACTGGCCCTCACCTCGGACGGCCATGGACTCTCCGGTCGCCGCGCTGCCGATGTCGTAGTTGATCGACGTCCCAGTCGGCTGCGCGGCGAAGATGGCGAAGAAGCCGGCATCATCGGCGATTGCCGTCAACTCGGCAGGCGGCAAGGTCGCCGCGAGATCGCGGTAGCTGGTCTCGTCGAGAAGGACGACGGTCGGGGAGACGGCGGTGTTGTCCGGCGGCGTCCAAGCGGTCGGCGGCTCGGCTTCCGCATATCCCGAGTCCGCAAGGCCGAAGAAATCTTCAACGGCAGTGATGGTGATCTTGCCGTCCGTAATCTCGGAGTCCTCGTATGTCCCGACCCGCAGGATCAGTTCGCTGAAGCCCCTATCAGCCGCGGTGATCTTGAAGGGCATCCCCGGCCGCAGTTTCCACCCTCGGCGATCGAGCGTGACCTTCAGACGCCGGCTGACCGTCTGCATGTCGAGGTCACGCCGGGCCACGCGCAGCGCCAGTTCGGACGTCGGGATGCCGGGGTAGGCTGCCGTCGTGCTGACCACCTCGCCAAGCGCCTGCATCAGCGCGGGGTTGTGCTCGCGAACACTGGCTTCCTCTCCGGTGGTGGGGTCGGTGTAGTTGACGATGACCTCGGAGAACGAGTTGTCTCCTCCCCCGGTCTCGTCTTCCAGCACTTCCAGCAGCCCGCTCGTGTAGCCGAACACAGGCAAGGTGTCCGGGTCGTAGTCCGCTCGGATCAACCGCAGCACCAGCTTGCCGGTCTGCGGGTCGGGGTAGATGTTCCCGCCGATGTGGCTGAGTACGCTGTCGATGAACTCGTTGATGTCGCCCTGCCGGTTCCACCGGATGCACAGGCCGAACAGTTCGGCGCAGAGTGTGTTGGCAGCCGACGTGAAGGAGTCCTCGTCGAGCCATACGGGCGACAGGCCGCGCCCCCACTTCCGGTTCGTCAGGCACTCGTAGATGATGTGGGCAGGATTCATCGCCTCGATCACATCGCTGCCGTTCGACAGTAGGATTCGTGCCTTGTCGGCGTACCAGACGGTCGCGCGCAGTGGGTCTCCTGCGTCCACATCCCACCCAGCGTCAAAACGCGACACGCGGAAGGACCAAGGCTTGGGGTAGGGGTTGTTAGCGCAAATCTGCCCACGCCAGAACGTCGTCGCCACGCCGCGGAAATCTGGCACCAGCCCGCCGAGCAGTGCCTTGAACGTCGCGGAGAAGGTCTGTGTGGCGTCGCCCATGTAGAGTGAGAGCGTGCCGTCGATGCCGCCCTCCTTGGTGTCCCCGCCGAACAGGTTGGGTTCGTTGATCGCGATGTCCGTGTTGGTGGTGACGTCGCCGGCCCACGCCGTCAGCCCGCCCACCTTGACGTGCCGAAGCCGGTTCAAGGGGCCGCGCGACAGGCCCATGTGGATCGACATGCCGTAGCGATAGCCGACCGTCGCTGTCTTGCTGCCGCTACCCACCGGTTCGCTCCTTGACCGCGGCCTCGACGACCTTCAGCGCCAGCCCGTCGCCGGTCTGCCTCAAGACTTCAGCCGGCAATCCGGCGGACAGGAAAGCCGTCCACGAGAGCCCGTGCCGCTCGAACCAAGCACGCCCGCCGCGGGAGCACAGGTTGGCTGCGCGGATGTGGCGCATATGGATCATCAGATCCTCGCTCACTTCTTGCCGCCTTTCTTCTTGATCGGTGTCACTTGGTAGTCGCCATACCACAGAACCGTCCAGTCCTCGATCCACACGTCCCCGAACACGACCGGCTGCGCCGTGCCTTCCGCGTCCTGCGGGAAGTCGAACTCATCGAACGCGGCGGGCTTCTTCGCTGGCTGCCGCCGGGCCATGGATGCCGTGATGGCGTAGGATGCTGCCAACAGGATGACCGCGACGACGAGGTTGATGATGGCGAAGGTGAAGGGGTCCATGGCTCAGAACACCGGATCGCCGTCGAACGGCGACTTGCTGGGGAGGTGACGGATGCCGCCGAAGTTGGACAGGTTGTTGTAGAGGGAGTCGCAGGATTCCGCGTTGCGCGGGCAGGACGGGTATGCAGCGATCTGCACCCCGACATCGATTCCAACGGTTCCCCCGAGGACCGCGATGGTGGTCCCGCTGTGCGTGCTGATCGTGCGCCATGCGCGAAAGCCGCTGTCCGTCGTCCACTCCATCCATCCGCCGGTCAGGCGACCCGAGGCGATCGAACCTAGGCTGGTGGCGGTGAGGTTGATCGCGTCTTTGCTCTCCACCCACGCATCGACGCGGTAGGACTCCTTGTTCGCCTTGCACTCGGTATCGAACAGCATGTGGGGGCATTGCCGCTGCCAGGTGAGCCGCGCACCGCCGCGGCGGAACGTGGCCGTCAGGCTTTTGCACACGAGGTCCGTCTTGGCGCGGTCTCGGCGCACGGCGCGGTCGATGAAGCCTGCCCATACCACCGCGCTGTCCGCGTCTCCGTAGTGCCAGCGTCGCACGACTGCCTGCACGCGGTCGGCCGGCGGGACCGAGTTGAAGTCGGTCACGACCTGGATCGAGGAGGGAACGGTGATGGTGAACTCGTCGGCTTGCGTATCGCCCATCATGCGGATCGAGCCGCACGAGATCGGCTTCGCCGTGTAGGTGTTCGCGGCGTAGGTCACGTTGCGATCGGCGCCCGTGTAGCGCAGCACCAGCGACCCGCGTGTGAACTCGAACAGGTAGACCGGCCGCCCTGCGTAGTTTGAGATTTCGTTGAAAGCGAACACCACTACACGCACTCCTCTACGTGAATGCGCTGTGCGTACAGGCTCACGTCATCCTCGCCGGATGGAGAGGGGTCCAGCAGCACGACAACGGAAACCAAATCGTTGTCTTCCAACTTGGTGATCTGACCCTGACTGCCATTCAGATAGGGGTTGTAGGATATGTCACGGGGCACCCCGACGTCCACCGAGCCGATCAGCGTGGCCTTGTCCTGCGAGTAGAGCCGCGCACGGATCTGCGTGTGATAGGAGCCACCGGAGAACGTCGTGTAGTTGTCCAGAAGGACAGGGAAGCCGTTGGCGGTGAAGGTGATGGACATGGGCAACGTGTCCGGCCCAAATCCGCCAGCCACTTGAGCCGCCGTGGAGAACGTGCCGAGCGCACCCAAGGCGCCGACCGAATCCACTTCGCGGTGTCGCGTGCTCGTGGTGTCGAAGTTGGTATACTCGGTCCAGAGCACAAGCGCGCCGGTCGGACTTGCCGTAATCTGTTCGACCGTCGCGGTGCTGCCCAGAGCGTTGTCCGTCAGTGCGGCGATGGACGTTACAGCCGTGAGATCTGAAGCGAAGATCTGGTAGTAGAGGACGCCGCCCTTGGACCACACCACCAGTACGTTGCCGTCCGACGCGAAACGGAAAACCCGCCCAGCGTTCAGCGCAGTCGATGTATCGGAGTCCACTACCACTTCCGATATGGCCGTCGAGTGGTCTGCGTTTCGCTTTTCGAGCAGCACGGAGGGAGTTGGCCCGAGTGCGTTCCGGCTTGTCGTCGTCACAACGTAGTAGTCACCGCCGGAATTGCTGCCGGGCGCTACGGACGGTGTAAGGAGTATGGTTCGATTGGTGACAGGCGCGCGAATCTGCGCCGACGACGCGAGAGATCCGGCGGCGCTGAGTGTGCGGGCAACCACGGAATCTGCGAAAGCGGATGACGTCCGCGTTTCGTTGAGGACCGCGACGTAATCCCCGTTGCCAAGACGCACCATCGACGAGGAGTTGTAATAGTCCGTCGTCGTGCCTGTGTCTTCAAGTTCAACCGGCGTCCCCGCTGCGTCAGACCCGTCAACCAGTACGAACCGCGGGAGACGGGTGCCCTGCACGGGGTCGAGGTCGTTGGAATAGGCGAGCGCGAACGCAGCGCCG